ACTTCGGGGAGGTAGCCCCAAAGTGCCTAGTTTATAGCTTTTTACTGCTATTACCCATTAATATGGATTATTTCTTAAGGTTATAAAAACCAAAAAAGCATGACAAAAACTAATACAACCTAATGATAAAAAGCGCCTTACTTTTTAAATTATAGGCAAAGTGAAACACGCTGGGACAAATCAAAGGGTAGTAAAAAGGGAATTAAATTCAATGAGTTCAACAGGCAAGAATTAAGCTCCAAAATTTTGGGGCTTTTTTTAAAATCTTTGACTTTTTTTGACCTTCACCCCCACCCCCTTAAAAATTAACCCTTATATTTAGAAAATCGACCCCTCCCACCGGTTCCCTAGCGCTTGATTTTTTCGATTTTTTTCGACAGGGGGGTCTTATTTGGAGATCTTCAAATTTGTGTACGTTCCCAAAAATAGGTAATTCTACTTTTTTATTTTTACATATTATTTATATAATTTTAATTACAAACTCATTGTTTTATGTTTCGTTATCATTCGCTATGAATTCCTTTTACTTATCTATTTTTGTGTAATCAATCTGATTTAAATAATCATTCACCATGCAATAAGAACATACTGTTCATTAAATACCAATTGTTATTCATATTATAAAAGAAAACTAACTAATTATATTCTTCTGTTTCAATCTCACACAAGATCTAGACTTTAAATAAGATCCTAACTTTTCTTCTTCTAACTCATATAAGTTATTCACTTATTTAGTTACTAATTGTATTTCTTCCTATCTTCTTTATCACATCTGACTTAGACATATCTTACATTCTGTCTAATTCGTTTATTCACCAAACCCCAAGCGTATCAAGGAACTACAAGATTTTAAAAAATGAATTGGCGTTTCCCTCGTTATGTCTAATTGGAAGAATTGAAAGATAAAAAGATAGGCCTAAGCCTATCCTCTACCTATTTTATCTTCTCAACTCATCAGCTTTACTTTGATAATCATTGAGACCTTGAGCCACCAATACAGTTTTTCCATTCTCCAGTATTACATCTCCAGCCTGGTATCCTTCGTTTAGGTATGGCTCCGAATAACTACCCTTTATCTCTTTTTGAATTTGTTCAAATCTTTTCTCCCGAATAGATTTTAATGCTTCATGTCTTGCTTCGAGAGTTAACAACATGACTATTTTTTCAGCGTCATTTGCTACTTTTAACATCTGTTGAGTAGTGAGTTTCTTATTCGGTGTCAACCCGATTGTCATTAGCTTCTGACCGTATGACAGATTGTTTTTCTTTTCCTTTACTCCAAGTGTCATTATTTTCTGTCCGTAAGACTGATCTTTGTTATTCTCAATACTTTTCAGTTCTTCGATATTCGCATCAATTTTATCTAGGTTCTTTTTGATTACATTTTCCATAAACAAGTATCGTCCTTGCTCTGGAACGTGTTCAAGAATACTAGCAACCATTTCACGAGAAATTTTCTCAATAAACATTTGTTTGTCTACAAAGCCATACTCTAACGCACGATCACAAGAAAACCATGTTTCTTCTTCCATCAACTCTCTAATAGTATCCATTGGTAATCCTGCTTTATTTTGATAAGCTAGGGCAATACTATTGTTTATTACCTCTAGTGCTTCAATTTGTTTTCTATGCTCTTTAGTATTGCCATACGTCCAAGTCATTGCGTTATGTATCATAAACAAGCCTGTAGGACTCATTTCTACAGTATCCCCAGCCATTGCAATAACGCTAGCAATACTAGCACAAACTCCCACTATTTTTACTATTACTTGTCCTTTATGATCTTTCAATCGACTGTATATCTCACTTCCTGTAAATACATCACCACCCCCAGAATTGATAATTACTTCTACAGGTTCGGAAGAAGACGGTAATTCAATATCTTGTAAGGCCGTGTATTCCTTCCCCTCTTTTTTATATGCTTCAATACTATTATTGGGGATAATTGCCCCCTTGATCTCAATTTTATTCATTTGTAAAAGCTCCTAACATTTTTTTGAAAAACCCTTCTTGTTTCCCTTGTGCTTTTAGTTCTTTTAAAGCCCGTTGCATTTTCATTTCTTCAATATATTCAAGTTCTTCTGCTTCTTTCCGTTTTTCATGGATACTTGCAAGCCATTCAACTTTTGAAGTAAATCCTTTTTCTTTCCAATAGTTTTCTACTTTAAAGTTAGTTAAATGTCTATTAAGTGTCTGTAAGCCTAATTCTTCAAACTCCTCCTCTACATGACGTGTAAATGAAACTTCTTCACCAATTCCAATGAAATAGTTAAAATTACGATCTTTTAAAGGTGGATATGGTGTATATAATTCATCTACAAAATAATTTGTAAATTCTTTTTCGGTACATTCTGGACGGTTTGCGTATAGATCAATCTTTGAAGGAAGGACTTTGTCATCTCCAAATTCCCCAAGTGCTTCACTAATTTCTTGAATTTTATTTAAAATTGGTGTAAACATTTTTTCTTGTTTACTCGCAAGTTTTGCATTTACTTTTACCAGATCATTTAGATTTAAAGCAATTTCTTTTTTTAACTCACTTGCTTTCTGGTCTTTCTCTTTGCTAGTAAGATATTGATCAGAAAGAATTATATTCATTTTCTCAATGGACTTTGTACGAAATTCCCAATAATTTTTAATTGAACTACGAATTTCTTCAACAAGTTTAATAATATCTTTACCATCTGATAATGTACTGGCAATTTCTGGAATAAGTCCTAGTGTTAGGTAGTGGTAATTTTCACTATTCTCAAAGCCAAACCAGAGAGTTTCTTTATTAAATAAATTATAGTTTTGAACTAATTCAAAATAAATCTTTTTCGCTTCTTTAATTTCCATCTTTTTCCTCGTTTCTTTAAATTTATATAAAAAAGAGGCATGACAAAAACGACTTATAAAATACGTTTTATGTCATGCCTCTTGTTTTCAAGTCAGCAATTAAATTTTAGTTTGTTCTTTAGTCTCTATGAGTGTAACTACACCATTAGAGATCTTTAAATTCAGCTCCCCAAATTCGGGGATTTTTACACTTTTGATTATACCACGGTTCATAAAATATATCCAACCATTATTTAATTTATCCATTATATCCCCTCCCATTCTTCATCAAAATCTAACTTTAGTTCTGAACGATATTCATCATAAAAATTACAAATTCGATTTAGAATACTGCTTAAATCAGTTTCAGAGACATATTTTAATAACAATCTAGTTAGACTATAATCTTTCTCTACGCATAGGAAGTCTACCTTTACATTTACCCTAAAATGAGTACCCAGTAAATATCCTATAAGTGCCTCCGATGCTATATGAGCCGTTTCTTCTGTTTTAAAATCATATGTAAAATTAAATTCCTTTACATTGTATTTTAGTTTTATTTTCATTTTCCACCTCCTTTTTTATCTTTTTGGTTGTAAAAATTTTCCAACTGGTTGGAATTTATAAACTAGTTTTCCAACCGCCTTAAGCCTGTTATATCAACGTTTTTTAGATCTGGTTGGAAAAGTTGGATTTTTTTCACCGAAAGTTAAAACAATTTAATACAGTGTATTCAACAATAAATAATATACTTTTTCTTATTAAATATTATTATTTTCCAACCAATCATCAAAAAAACCTTATATACCAAGCGTTTCCGTGGTTGGATTTTTTAAATAACTTTCCAACCATTTTTTTAAAAAATCCTTCCCCCCTTACTCTCACAAGGGTTTATACGGTTGGAATTTTGTTCTCATTTTTCCAACCTCATTGTTAAAATTCCAACTATCCATTTTTGAAAAAACCAGATGTAGTAACCTTCCCGAATTTTATGCCTTTCTTGTATTGCCATTCCTGTTGATTTTGTAGAGCCATTCTTATTTTTGCCTTTTGCTTTTGAGTGGGGCTGTCGTTCAGATAGACTTCTTGAAAAAATAGGTTAACAGTTAAGCGATCACGTTCAACTAATTTCCCGTATTTTTCATCTAGTTTTTCTTCCTCACCATTTCCATTAAGCCAAATTCCATTGGTTAAAATTTCATGGATAAAATACTTTCTAACTTTATCATTAGGAGGGCTAAAATACATTCTTTCGGGATAGGGGGTATTTAGATATCTTTCAAGATCTTCTAATTCTTCATCTATAGCTTTATATTTGGCCCGTATAGCGTTTACTAGGGCTTCTTGTTCATCTGATAGGGTTAAGTCTTTATTATCTCTCCAAGCCTTGACCATACCACCCCAGAACCTCCTACGATCATTTTCAGTCCAGTTTCTACCTTTGTAGGAACTATCTTTATAGACTTCAGCAACTAGAAAGCGTCTCTCTCCAGTCAAATCATTTAAGAAGTCGGGTTGGTTTGTTGCTCGTACAATAACAAAGTTTTTCAGTAATCGCCTATCAGTGCTCCCATAAGGCGGGCGATATTCAATTTTTCTATCAGTTATGAACCTTTTTAATTCTTGAAAACTGGTTTTTTTAGTTGCGACCATTTCATCATCAAAAACGCACCAATTTCGCACCATTCGGGCTTTATCGTCTTTATCCGTGAAAGTTTCAACAGTTGTGAAGTATTGATCCGTAAACAAGCCTTCAAAAAATTGTGTCTTTCCTACTCCTTGTTTACCTGTCAAATCTAATACAAAATCAAACTTTACACCAGAATCAAACACTTTCGCAACTGCTCCACGGAAAAATAGATCAAATATTATCCGATTGTATTTACTATCTTCTACATTAAGATATTGATGTAAAATATTAAATGTTTCTGGTGGATCACTACAAGAATTATATTCCCTTTCACATTCTAACAAGAAATTTTTCAAGGGGTTGTAACCTTGTGTACGGGCCACAACTTCCAAAGTGTCAGAGATATCGCTCTTTTTAAAATCCACTTTATATTTTTTTGCTATATACAGACGAATTTCTTTTAAAACACTATCATCTGCCACCCCAGAAATCCCGTTATCACTATTGAGTTTTAATAAGCCGATAATATCAATTTCATGTGTGAACTCATTGTATCTTAGTTTTTCTTTTAGTTTACTATCGCCACTTATAATTTTACTCAAATTATCTAAACTAGAAGCCCAGCCTTTCCCTTTGGCCTTTTCAACTAAACCAAGACTATTATTTTCGGTTTCTGTTTCTCTTCTTTCCGTAAGGTTTGGAAAGTTCGGGGAAGCCCGTTCTTCTTGTATTGTCTTTTCTAATGCTTTTTCTACACTCATGTAGTTACCTCATAACGATTAATCAATTTTACAAAATCACGGGCAAGAGATTTCTTTTTAACGATATTTGAAAAGATCTGTATGATTATTTCTAAATCATATCCAGCCCCAACCATCATTTTTAAAAAGTTAGATACTTCTGTTCGATTATTTAAGCCATACGCAACAAATTCCAGTAATGGCCCGTTAAATTCTAAACCATAGCCATTTTTATAACTTCTAAATTTATAGACTTCATATAATTGTAAAAACTCTAGTAAGTCCCCTTGTAATTTACTAATAGGTAAATTACGCACTAACTTCCAGCCCCTATTTTCTAGATCTTTAGAGTTAGTTCCTACTTGGATGAGCATTTTAGGGCTCACCTGTTCAGTTAGATTTTCCCCCATTGGTTCATAGTAAATAAAAGCATACCACTCATTCTTTTTATAAACCCTAGTAGGGGTATCCTTCAAAAAGTCAAAATCTTGTATCTTTTGTTCTTGTAGAAATAAAATCACTTGTCTATACATCTTTTCACCTCCTCAAAATGTTCTATGATCTTCTTTTCACCTTCTTCATCTGTACCTAATGGCAGTAATAAAAAATTAAAAGGAGCATTATATACTGCTTTATTAAAATCTTTAGACGGTTCATAATATCTTACTTCCATTTCTATTTACCTCACTGATAAGAACAAATAAATGTCACTTGGGCGATAATAAACTTTTCTAGCTCTCTCCATAGGAGTTTGAAAACGTTGTAAACCCATCATTTCCCAATTTCTTAGTGTTTCTCCTGAGACTCCTAGGGCCTCTTTTAATTCTTCTCTAGTAATAAGATCTAGTTTCCCTTTTCGTTCCATTTCTAAATTAACAAGGGTTTCTAAAGTCTCTTTTTGAGTTTGAAGCCATTCCAATTGAATTTCCTTTGAAAGTAATTCCATATCCTTACCCCTTTCAATTAAAACGCTTGCCAGCTAGCCAAACATAAGCCCCATAATCTGGATTTAATCCTTTTGAAACTTCTACCTTTTCTTTTTCTTCAACTAGTTTGATTGGACTTGGTCTATTCCATATTTTCCATACAATTTTAAATAGAATTACAAGTAAAATAATGGTTTTGTCAGTTGGTAAATTCCATTCATTCATTTTATTTCCCTCATTCTCTTTTTAACTTCTACACGCCTCTAAATCAGCTTTTTTTGATCTTTAGGCGGTTTATAGCGGTTTTTCATGGATAGATATCCATTTATATCATCTTTCTATAATTATTGGCCTGTTCAGTATGTTCTAAAATAAGTTGGTTTATAGCTTGAATTACAGTATTTAATAAAGCTGATGAATTTTTACCGTCTTCCATACTAGCCATTTCTAAGACTAGTTGAATTTCACTCAACTGTGAACAAATCCTTTCATACTCAACCAAAACATCATTTGTTTTTACTGTCATATTGTTTTCTTGTTCCTTTCAATTGCCGTTTCCTATACTGAGTTAGCAACACTCCAAACGCTAGGCTATTGCCCCAAGTTGGCGAACGCTTGTAGTGGTGTTTCGTGGGAAATCACCCACATTTTTTCTAAACAAAGCCTTTAAATTGTCCTGTCAGCATGGCTTTTCTTATACAGTTTTCTTTTTTCACCTATCCGCTTGCCTGTTTAATAAGTGATTATTTATTTAATTTTTGTTCATGTTCTATCTGATCTCCAAGTCTTTTATAAAAGATATCAAAATCAGATCTTGTAATTTCTCCATGGTATAGTTGTGAAACCAATGTCACTGCCCTACTTAATAAGCGGGGATAATGGGAAAACTTCTTTCCTTTCATCTTGTGTACCTCTCTAATTTCTGATATACTAGGTACATAAAAAGTATTTAGAAAGTATTCTTTCTAGGTACCTGTTTCTTTTAAGTCATATACTCAATTTTTGGCGAAGGCGAGTATTTGACTTTTTTTGTTGTCTTTTTTTGAAAATCATGTATACATTATGTATCCTTTCTAATCTTTCACATCTAGAAATTCATCAATAGTTACCCCTAGAAAACTTGAAACTTTCTTCAAAGTATCCAATGTTGGACTCTTTGCACGTTCATAGTATAATGCCGTTAGTGTACTTTTTGATATCCCTGTAGCTTCTGCAACGTCAGAAGTTTTCTTCCGTTGCTTTGCTAATAATAAGCGCATGTTATTTCTCATGCTTTACCTCCTTAATATTATTTTTATGGTGTTTACTAATTTGCACGCAACTTCCCGCGGTACATCTTGAATTATACACGCATTTTTTTGCGTTGTCAATACTTTTTTTAAAAATAAATGCAATTTTTTGCGTCTATTTAAATATTTTTTTGTGTTATAATGTTTTTGAAAGGTGTTTACTATGAATAGATTGAAAGAATTACGCAAAAAAAAAGGAATTTCACAAAAGGAATTCTCTAAAGAACATAATATTCCTTTACGTACTCTCCAAAGTTGGGAAAATGGTGAAAGTCAATTCAAAGCAGATAGAGGCCAACAGTTAGCCAAATATTTTGATGTAAGTTTAAATTATTTATTAGGTTTTGAAGATGAACCTCATAAACACATGTCCGACTTAGTTCACCAAAATCCAGAAGATTTCACTAAAGATAAAGACGGTCTTCTAAACTTCACACTCGAAGGCTTTGGGGGCGCTTTATCAGAAGATGATAATAGATATTTTTATATTGAAAACATAATCGATTTTGTAAAAGATAAGGAAACTACAAATAAAGAATTATATTTGCTATCTGAACTGGTAAATATTTTTAAAAATAAAAAGTCGTAACGTTTCGACATTCTAAAAATGCAATTTACCCTATTTAAATTTCCCAACATTGGGAAATATCAAGCACTAGTTTAGTAAGTACAGTTTCAAGATCACTTTCGTTAAACTAAAAGCGACAACGTTGTCGTTTATCAAATTTCGTAACGTTTCGAAATGTTGCAACGTTGCAACATAATCCTAAATCGTTCAACGTTGAACGATTTCGAATTACCCAACGTTGGGTAATTTGAAATTATGGGACGTCACAGAATTTAGAAAGTCCAATATTAGTAATACGACTAAATGGTCGCATTTATTTACATTAATATGTGACAACGTTGTCACATTTATTAAATTTTCTTTTCTCACCTATCCGCTTGCCTGTTGATGGAAAGGAAAGAAAAATGAATATCAAAACCGTAGTAAAAAAGAATGGCCAAACTGTTTACCGTGCTAGCGTTTATTTAGGCGTGGATCAGATGACGGGGAAAAAGGCCCGTACCACTGTTACCGCCTTAACTAAATCAGCAATAAAGATAAAAGCACGGGAAGTTATTAATGAGTTTGCAGAAAATGGATACACCACTAAAAAGCGTGTTAAAATTGTAACATACAATCAACTATTTAATATCTGGTGGGATAGTTATAAAGATAGTGTGAAGCCGAATACACGCCAAAGTATTAAAGGGCTTGTTAAAAAGCACCTTCTTCCAACTCTGGGAGAGTATAGAGTAGATAAGATTACTACTGCACTATTACAAACCTATGTAAATAAATGGGCCAGCAAGGCAAATCAAGGAGAAAAGGGGGCGTTTCTAAATTATCCTCTCCTACACAATGTAAACACAAGAATTTTACAGTATGGTGTATCTATGCAAGTAATTGCAATCAATCCAGCTAGGGAGGTAGTTGTTCCTAGAAAAGTAAAACACGATAAAAAGGAAGTCAAATATCTGAATGATATAGAACTAAAGAAGTTCTTAGATTATTTGGATCAACTGGATCAAAAAAAATATAAAAACCTCTTTGACTTTACCTTATACAAGCTTCTCCTTGCTACAGGGTGTAGAATTAGTGAAGTTTTGGCTTTGGAATGGTCAGACATTGACTTTCAAAACAAGACAATAGAAATTTCAAAGACACTTAATAGACTCCTTACCACAAATAGCCCAAAATCAAAGAGTGGAAATAGAATTATAAATATAGACGATAATACTATTCATGTAATGAAACAATACCATAAGCGCCAACGCTTAGAGGCTATGAAGCTAGGAACCTCTCCTACTGTTGTTTTTTCTACACTATTAGAAAAGTATGCTTGGGCGCCTACCCTACGTAAAAGATTAGGAAGACATTTTAAACGTGCTGGAGTTCCTGACGTTGGTTTTCACGGTTTTAGACATACTCACGCTAGTTTGATGGTAAATAGTGGAATTGAACCTAAAATTCTTCAACACCGTATGGGCCATTCAACCCTTGCAATGACAATGGATATATATAGCCATCTATCAGATGATAACGCAAAAAAAGCAGTCACCTACTTTGAAACTGCTATCAGTAATTTATAAAGTAAAAGGGTGTTCCAACTTGGAACCACCCTATTACTATACCTAAAAATGCTGAATTATAAAGAAAGGGTAGTCAAAGGGGTAGTAAAAAGAAAAAAGCACTTCGGGGAGGTAGCCCCAAAGTGCCTAGTTTATAGCTTTTTACTGCTATTACCCATTAATATGGATTATTTCTTAAGGTT